CGCCGCCCCCGACTGGTGCTCAGATGCAGACCGGCCTCAACACGCTGTGGGCTTCGCTCGTGCGTGGCTCGGATCGGCCCGACCTCATCGTGCTCGATTCGGCCTACTGGGGCATCTACACCGCGTCGCTGCAGGCCAACCAGCGCTTTACCGACCCCTCGGTCGGCAGCCTCGGTTTCCCGTCGCTCAAGTTCATGGACGCCGACGTGGTCCTGGACGGCGGCATCGGTGGGTTCTGCCCTGCGAACACGGGCTTCATGCTCAACACGAAGTACCTGTTCATGCGTCCGCACCGGGACCGCAACATGGTGAGTCTGTCGCCGAACAAGCGCTACGCGATCAATCAGGACGCCGAAGTCCAGATCCTCGCGTGGGCCGGCAACCTGACTTGCTCGGGCGCGCAGTTCCAGGGCCGCATCCAGAACTAATCGGCCCCGTGGTGGGGGTCACCCTTGCCTTGATGGGTTTGGGTGATCCCCTAACTCATCAAGGTTTTTTTAGGAGAAATTGAACATGTCTGGTCAGATTATCGGAATCGACAAGACCTCGGTCACCGCCGCGACCGATGTCCCGCTCTTTCGTCTCGGCACCGTTGCCGGCTACGACGATCCGTCGGTGGGTTACCAGGAATTCGTTTACGGCCGCGCTGATGGCGCCGTAACGGGCGCTGGCTACGCGTGCGTGGAGCTTACGGGCGCCACCAACGGATTTGACTTCACGATGGTGACGACCGCGAACACCGCCGCCGGCCAGAACGGCCACGGCTCGCGGGTCGGGATCGCGCAGGTCGCGCTCGCCGACAACCAGTACGGCTGGTTTCAGGTGTATGGCAAGGGCTCGCTGCGCACGGCTGCTGCCGCTGCCAAGGGTACTCGCCTGAACACCACGGCGACCGGCGGCGCGCTGGACGACGACGGCACGGCGAGCTCGCGTGCGATCAACGGCGTGGTGCTTGGCACCGCGACCGTCGGCGCGGCGACTTCGACGGATGCTGTGTTCAGCTACCCGACCGTCGGCGCGACGCTGTAATTCAGCAGCAGAGTGGGACGGTGCGGGGTGATTCCTGCGCCGTCCCTTTTTCACAACCACACAAGGAAAAAACAAGATGAACTTACCCGCCACGATGCCTACAGATTGGAACGCGGTGCAGAACGCACCCGGCCTCGACGAAAGCCGCATTGCCGAGGACGGCAAGCTCTTTGTGCAGTTCTACCGCAAGCCGGTGCTGAACGCGGCGAAGAGCACCGAAGCCGGTCGCGCGATCTACGAGGAACGCGACTTCATCAAGATCATGGTGCCCGGCGACAAGCTGAATATCATTGACCGACAGGTCAACGAGCTTGACGCCGCGCGCTTTGCCGCGCGCTACGAGAAGTGGAAGCTGGGCCAGGGCAACGCCGTCGAAGGCACGCCGCTCTCGTCAATGCCAAAGATGACCCCGACAAAGGTCGAGGAGTATCGCTACTTCGGAATTCACACCGTCGAGCAGCTCGCGCAGGCGAACGACAACGTCGGCAAGAATTTCTTTTCGTTCAACGAAGACAAGCGTGCCGCGAAGGCGTTTGTGGAGCTCGCCAAGGGCAACGCCCCGCTTGAGAAGATGAACGAAGAGCTGAAGTCTCGCGATAGCAAGATTGAAGAGCTGCAGGCTCAGATCGAAGCGATCACGAAGATGATGTCCGCGAAGGGCAAGAAGTCAGAGGAGTAACACACCGGCATGGCTTTCCAGATTGTCAACGACTCGACGCTGTCCGCGATCGTTCAGAACGTTGCGCAGCTGGTGAGCTTTCCGACTCCGGCGGACCCGGCGGGGGACACTGACCCCGCCGTGATCCAGATGGTGCAGGCTGTCAACCTCGCTGGGCTCGATCTGATCTCGCTCAACGATTGGCAGGAGCTGACCAAGACCCACACCATCAGCATCGTCGCGAGCAGCCCAGGCATCAGCGAGCAGGGCTTTGCGCTGCCTGAGGACTTCTACGAGTTCGTCGATCAGACGCAGTGGAATTCTTCGATGCAGTGGCCTGCCGTCGGCCCGATCTCGCCGCAGTTCTGGCAGCAGTTGAAGATTCGCCAGACGCTCCCGACCCTGTCGTTCTACTGGCAGGTGCGGGACAACATGATTTACATCCTGTCGCCACCCACACCGGCCCAAACACTGAGTTTCTTTTACCAGTCGGTTGCGTGGGTGCGCGATCAGGACAACTCATCGCTGTACAAGAACCGCGCAATCAAGAACGGCGACACGATTCTGCTCGACTCTTACCTAGTCACGCTGCTCGCGCGGGTGAAGTGGCTCGAGATGAAGGGCTTTGATTCGTCGGCCGCGATGCGCGACTTCCAGGTCAATTTTGAAAACCGCAAGGGCAACGAGCGCGGCTCGCCCGTGCTGACGATGGCGCGCAGCTTCAAGTACCCGTACATCCAGCCGCTGTCTAACACGCCTGACACAGGGTACGGCGTCTAATGCCGCTCGTCCCGCTCGCACCATTCAAAGCTCCGCGCCGCTCCGCAGCGGCGCAGACGCTGCAGGTGTTCAACATCCCTGCGCCGGTGGGCGGGCTCAACTATCGCGACCCGATCAGCGACATGAAGCCGACGGACGCGCTCGTGCTGACGAACTTGATCCCGCGCCAGACTGGCGTCGAGATGCGCAAGGGCTGGACGTATCACACAAGCTCTGTCGGCAGTTCGGTCGATTCAATCTTTTCGTACAACGGCGCAACGCCCGCGAGCAACAAGGTATTTGCTGCCGCAGGCGGCAACATCTACGACGTGACGAGCGGCACGCCGTCGGTGGCCGTGAGCGCGACGGGCTCGACGAACGACGTTTGGAGCGTGACGCAGTTCGCGAACGGCTCTGGCATGTACTTGCTCGCCGTGTCGCCTGGCGCCGGTTACTACACGTTCGACGGCACGACGTGGGTGAAGCGAACAGTGACCAACCTGCCGGCCAACCCGGAGACGGTCGCGGTTTTCAAGAACCGCGTCTGGTTCACGGTCGCGAACAGTTCCGCCGTCTACTACTTGACCACGATCGATGCAATCACCGGCACCGCTGCGAGCTTTGAGATGGGCTCGCTGCTGCGCAACGGCGGCAACGTGCGCGGCCTCATCAACTGGACACTCGACGCCGGCGTCGGCATTGACGACCACCTCGTCGTCGTAGGCTCGCAGGGCGACATCGGAGTGTGGACAGGCACCGACCCGGCAGACCCGAACAAGTTCGCGCTACGCGGCGTCTGGTACGTCGGCAAGGTGCCCAAGTACGGGCGCTTCTTCACGGGCTATGGCGGCGAGGTGATGATCCTCTCCGAGCTCGGGCTTGTGCCCGTCTCGCGTTTGGTGAACGGCCAGTTCAGCGAGGTCTCGCCCGGCCCGGCGCAGAAGATCCAGTCGGTGCTGATCCCGCTCGTGCGCACATACATCGACACGATTAGCTGGGACGTGTTCCTGCTGCCGAGCGAGGACATCCTCATCATCAAGCTGCCGGAGCAAGTGACGGGCACCTACCAGCAGTTCGCGATGAACGTGAACACCGGCGCCTGGTGCGACTTCTCCGGTATCCCTATGACGTGCTTGACGCTGCTCGATGGGCAGCTTTACTTCGGCACGGAAGATGGCCGTATCGCGAAGGGATTCTTCGGAAACACCGACGGCACCGAGACCAATGGCACGCCGGGCGCCACGCTCGAGGGCGACGTGCAGACGGCGTTCAATTCGTTCAATACGCCCGCGACGCTGAAGAAGTTCACGATGGCGCGGCCAATCTTTATCGCGCCGGGGCCGCCCTCGGTGAAGCTGCAGATCAACACGCAGTACACGTTCGTCAACGTCGGCGGCTCGCCGTCGTTCGTTCAGACGCCGGGCGGCATCTGGAACAGCGGCCTGTGGAACGTCGCGGTGTGGGCGGGTTCTGCCAACACCTACCAGAGCTGGGCCGGCACGACCGGGCTCGGCTACTACGCGAGCCTGCGCATGAAGGTGCGCGGACTGCCGGCGACGATTTTCACGTCGTCGCACATGATGAGTGAGCCGGGAGGTGTGATGTGAGCGAGGCGCCGTACAAGAGTTCGCTCATCGAGGCCCTGCGCGGCTCTGGCGTGCCAGGCGCGACGATGGGCGGCAATGTCCAGTTCCTCAACTTCCCGTGGATGCAGAACACGGACGTGGCTCTGCGCCAGCGCCCGGCAAAGTCGTACCTGGCAAGCCCTGAGCTGCTTGAGTATGCCGACCTCCCGTACATTCCGCCCGCGCCCAAGGGTGGCGGCATGTCTGCAGTTCCTCCCGGCGTGCCTAACCCAAACACGATCGGCGAGACGATCCCGGAGAAGAAGGCAGAGCCTGCGGCTGTGCAAGAAGCAGCGCCAGCCGTGGCGCCGAAGGGCGAGCTCGTTGAACTGCGGGAGCAGGAAAAGCCTGGCGTCATCACGATTGAGGAATTGCCTTCGCTTGAGGAAGTTCCGCAAGGTTTGCAGCCGGAACTTGAGAAGGACGCAAAGACTGGCGTCATCACGGTGGAAGAGCTTGCAGAGCAGCCCGCACCTGCGCCAAGCGCGAGAGAGGTGCTGAGCGAGCTCATCCCCGAAGAAGAGAAGCCCGAGCCGCAGGCGACAGTCACGGTCGAGGAGCTTGCTTCGGCGCCGACTGTGCGCGCAGTGCTGAGCGATCTTGTGCCGCAGGAGGAGCAGCCCGAGGCGTCTGTGACGGTTGAGGAACTGCCGCCAGAGATGCAAGAGGAGCCGACGCTTGAAGAAGTGATCGACTACATCAACGCGCTGACGCAAGCCACGGCGACCGAGCCGGAGGCAGAGGCAGAGCCGGAGGTGTCGGTAACGGTCGAGGAGCTTCCGCCAGAGACTGCGGCTGCACCAGATGGCCGCGGCGGCTCCATGCCGTTCGTGACTAGCCTGGCTCGAGAGATGGCAATGCTCGCGGCGCTTGGCGACATGCTGGGCACCGCAAACGACCCGAAGGGCGAAATCACCATTGAGGAGCTGATTGGCGAATGAAGCTCGCGACCGATCAACCCGGTGAGCCGCAAGTGATCTGGCAGTGGATGACGCGCCAGACGCAGATCCCGTGGTCGACAGATCTGCGCACGATCGCCGCAATTCGCGACGACGGCACGATCGCCGCGGCGGTCGCGTTCGGCTCGTGGACGCCGGAGAGCTGCTTCATGCACGTCGCGTTCGACGGTGCGCACGCGCTGACGCGCGGGCTGCTGAAGGCTGCATTCGAGTATCCGTTCAAGTCTATTGGCGTGAAAGCGGTCTACGGTTTGACGCCAAAGGATTTCGATAGAGCGATTCGGTTCAACAAGAAGATCGGTTTCAAGCAGATCGCGGAGACGGTCGACTGCGTGCTGCTTGAGCTTCGGCGTGAGGACTGCCGGTTTCTGAAGGAGACGTTGCAATGAGTAAGGGATCAGCGCCCAAGGCGCCGGATTACGTCGGCGCAGCGCAGCTGCAGGGTGAGCTCTCGAAAGAAGCGCTCAACATGCAGAACTACGCCAACCGTCCGACGCAGAACACGCCGTTCGGCTCGACGACTTGGAACACGAGGGATGTGGTCGACCCTGCGACCGGGCAAAAGGTCACGCAGTGGACGCAGAACACGACGCTCGCGCCAGAGCTACAGAGCGCGCTTGATGCGCAGCTCGGCTTGCAGCAGGACCGAAGCAACCTCGCGTCGGGTTTTATGGACCGCGTCGGGAGCGAGTACGCCAAGCCTTTTGACTGGCAAGGGTTGCCGCAGATGGCGCAGGCGGCTGGCCCCGGCCAGCTGCAGAGCGGCATCACGGATTACACGCGCGGGATCGCGACCAGCGCCGGCCCGCAGCAGAACGCGGTCGGTGGCTTCAACTTTGGCGGCCCGCAGATGGGCGTCAGCTCAATGGGCGGCGATGTGCAGCGCGGCGTGGCGCAGACCGGCGTCAACACCGGGTTCTCGTCGATGCTCGGCAACCTCGCCGGCCGTACCGGCACCGAGAGCGTGCAGCGCGGATTATCGACTGGCGATAACCCGGCACTGCCGACGCTCACCAACGATTTCCGCAACCAGGTCGCGAACGATCTGATTCAGCAGATGCTGCCCGTGCAGCAGATGCAGCAGCAGTCGCTCGAGACGGATCTGTCGAACCGCGGGTTCAAGCAGGGCACCGAAGCCTACAAGCGCGCGCTCGACGATCTCAACCAGCGCCAATCGCAGGAGCGCTACAACGCGCTCAACATGGCTGGGCAGGAGGCGCAGCGGCTCTACGGGATGCAGATGGGCGCACGCCAGCAGGCGTTCAACGAGGACGTCACGGGCGGCCAGTTCGCCAACCAGGCCGCGAACCAGGCGTTCAGTCAGGGGCTGGCCGCGAACCAGTTCCAGAACCAAGCCGCCGGGCAAGCCTTCCAGCAGGATGTGGCCGCGCGCCAAGCGCAGAACCAAGCGCTCGGGCAGCAGTTCAGCCAAGGGCTCGCCGCGGGGCAGTTCGGGAACCAAGCGACGCAGCAGGCGTTCAATCAAGCGCTGCAGGCGGGCCAGTTCGGCAACCAGGCGCAGCAGCAGCTCTACGGGCAGATGATGGGGCAGGCGGATCTCGCCAACCGTGCATCGGCGCAGAACTTCGGGCAGAACCTTGCCGCGGCGCAGTTCCAGAACCAAGCGCTCGGACAGGCGCAGGGGCTCGACCTTGCGCGTATGCAGGCGGGCAACCAGGCCGCGCAGCAGCAGTTCAACATGAATCAGGCGTATGCTAACCAGCAGAACTTGCTGAGGCAGCAGGCGATCGCGGAGCAGATGCAGCGCCGCGGGATGTCGCTCAACGAGATGAACGCGCTGCTCACCGGCCAGCAGGTCGGCATGCCGCAAATGCCGAACTTCTCGCAGGCGGGCCGGGCAGAGACGCCGAACATCTTGGGCGCGACGCAGATGGGCTACAACGCGCAGATGGATCAGTACAACGCCCAGCAAGCCGGGCTCGGCAACACGATGGGCGGATTGTTCAGCCTCGGCAGCGCCGCGATCAGCAACCCGTTCATATTCTCCGATCGCCGGCTGAAGCGTCGCATCAAGCGCATCGGCACGCACGAGAGCGGCGTCGGCATCTACGAATTCGATATGGCTGGGTATCGCCAGCGTGGCGTGATTGCGCAGGAGGTCGCGGCCGTGCGCCCCGAGCTCGTCAAGCGTCACGCCAGCGGGTACTTGACCGTCAACTACGGAGCACTGGCATGAACGAGAACGATCTGTACATTGAGTACCTGCTCGAGATGGGCGCAATGACGCCAGAGCAGGAGAAGCTGGCGCGCCAGCAGGCGTATGTCGACTCGCTGCGCACTGACGGCACCGCAGCGCCGCAGGGGCGCATGGTCGGCAACACCTACGTCGCGCCGTCTTGGTCGCAGTACGCGGGCCAGCTCGGCAATGCGTGGATGGCGCGCAGCGGCCAGAAGAAGCTCGACGAAGATTACAAAGCTCAGAACACGACCGAGCAGGACGCGATCAGCAGACTGCGCGCATCAATCGCGCGCAAGCGTGGCGTGACGCTGCCGTCTCAGGCTCCTGTCGGTGCGTATGTGACGAAGCGTCCCTACGGCATGGAAGACGAGCAGCCGTACTAACCGGAGAGCGTTATGGGATTTTATGAAGACGCCTTGGCGCGCGGCGCCATTGTAGAGACGCCGGAAGAGATTGAGCGCAAGAAGCGCTCGCTCCTGCCACGCGCGCGCGCCGTCAGTGTGGGTGGCACCGTGACCAACGCCGTGCAGCCTGGCGAGGAAAACATCCGCAAGGCGCTCGATATGTACGCGCAGGAGGACGACTACTCGCAGGCTCAGGACTACGCTCGCCAGCGGGCGATGCAGGGCGAGGATTCGATGCTCGCCGCGCTCGCCGCGAACTACGCCGGCAAGCGATTTGAGCCGCTACAGGGCGCGTTCCTCAAGCGCTCAATGGCCGCGCGCGAGCCCATGAAGATCGGCAGCGCCATGATCACCCCCGACGGGCAGGTGCTAAAAGACCCCTCTGCGAGCCGCGAGCGCGAGGCGCAGCGGTTGATGCAGCTCGGGCAGTTCCAGATCAGCCAGGACGACAAGCGGCAAGCGCGGGAAGACAACGCGGTGCTGCGGATGTCGCTCGCCGGGATGCGCGGCAACAGCAACGCCGACGACGCGCGCAACTGGCGCGCTGAGGACAAGCTGCGCAACGACTTCGACAAGGTCACGGGCGACTTGCAGACCGAGCTCGGCGCGACGCGCAAGATCACGGAGATCATTTCCGCGACGCCGCCCGGCACGAGGCCGGACGCGATCACGCAGCAGTCGCTCGTGATCCTGCTCAACAAGTTCCTCGACCCCGGCTCGGTTGTGCGCGAGGGCGAGTTCGACCGCGTCATCAAGGCGCAGGGCCTCGAGGGCCGCGCGCGCAACTTGGCGAACAACATCTTGAAGGGCGAGCCCCTCAACGACGTAGCGATTCAACAGATCAACAGCCTCGCGCAGCTCTACCAGCGCGCGGCCGAGGCCAAGCTGATGGCGACCGCGCAGCAGTACTCGCAGCTCGCCCAGACGCGCGGCCTCGACCCGGCCGGCGTCATCGTCAACCCGGCATACCGCGGCGGCGAGCAACCGGGCAGCAACCGCCGCGTGCGGTTTGAGGATCTTGCCAATGGCCGTTGATGTCGTAATGCCCGACGGGACCGTCATCGAGGGTGTGCCCGAGGGCATCACCCAGGACGAGCTCAAGCGGATGCTGCAGGGCTACTACGCCCCGAAGCTCACCGACGAGTGGCGCCGCAACACGATGCGGAGCATGGCCGGCGCCAAGGCGAAGGATTCGTCGTGGCTGAAGAAGGCGGCGATGAACATCGGCGCGGGCGCGCAGGAGCTGTTCACGGGCGCTGAGCAGCGCTTCAACGACATGTTCGGCAACGAGCAGAAGGGCGCCGATCTCAAGCGCCGCGTGGCCGACGAGCGCGCGGTGGCGGAGGCGCTTGCCGCCAACACCACTGGCGGCGGCGCGCTGCAGGTCGCCGGCAACGTACTGCCGACGCTCGCGGTCCCGGTCGGGGCTTTTGCCAATACCGCCGTCCGCGCGGGCACGCTGTTGCCGCGCGCCTACCAGGCACTGCGCGCAGGGCGGGCTATGGCGCCCGCTGCGGCGACGACGGCTAAGCTGGGTACTGCGGGCCTCGTCGGCGACGCGGTGCTCTCTGGCGGCGTATACGGCGCCCTTCGCCCCACTGCCGAGGGCGAAAGCGTGCTCGGCAATGCAGCCCAAGGGGCGGCGTTCAGCGCCGCGTTGCCGGCGGTTGGCTTGGGCGTCAACCAGATTCGACGCGTCACGACGGCCGGCGGCGGCCGCGAGCGTGCCGCGGAGCAGATCGTGCGCGAGACGGCAGGCGAGGGCGCCGACCAGGTAGCCCGGCAGAACGTACTGTCGCGCACGCTCGGGCAGCTGCGCGGCCTTGGCCCGCAGGGGCCGATCCCGCTCACGACTGCGGCGCAGCTCGACAGCGCCGACCTCGCGCGCCTCGAGCGCGGCAGCCGCACGCTGAACGCCGGCAACTGGTACGACTTCGACCAGTCGCAGGCGCGTGCGGTGGCTGACGAGTTCGGCGCGGCGACGGGCGAGGCTGGCGATCTGGCCTCTCGGCGCGCGGCGCGCAAGAACGCATGGGATAACAACTGGGCCGCGGCCGAAGGCGCCGTCAACCCGCAGGTGTTCCGGCAGGAGGTTCGCAACCTCGCCGCGACGATCGACGACGCGCTGATGACGCCGGATGCCGCCAACCCGGCCGTGCGCAACATGCTGCAGCAGAT